GTAGAGTAATCAACAAAGACATTGAGCAGGTCGCTATTGACCTGCTCAAGCATCACCCACGCAACGCTAACAACGGCGATGTGGAAGCTATCAAGAAGAGCCTAGCAGTCAATGGCTGGTACGGCTCTGTGGTGGCCAACCTGAGCACTAAGCACATCCTAGCGGGAAATCATCGGGTCATGGCTGCCAAGGCGTTAGGCTGGGAAACCGTACCAGTGCAGTGGGTTGACGTTACGCCAGAGGAAGAGTTGCGGATTCTTGTAGTTGACAACCGAACTACTCGTATTGGAAAAGATGACACAACAAAGATAACCGATATCTTGGCTGAGCTTTCAAATACTCCTATTGGCCTTGAAGGTACAGGATATGCTGCCGCTGACCTTGATGCTTTGATAGGTTCTCTCACTGGCTCTATAGATGAATACGAAGCAACGAACAAAGAAATAGATCCAGACACATTACTTTCTGATGATGCTGTTGCTTGCCCTCGTTGTGGCTTTGAGTTTGAACAATGAAATACCCGTATGAATGGAATCTAGCAGACGGCTACATCATGCCCAGCAATGGCTATAAAGTGTTTAGCACTTTTGCCTGTGGCGGTGGATCTACAATGGGCTACAAGTTAGCCGGGTTTGAAATGCTTGGTATCTGTGAGATTGATCCGCAGATGGCCCGTATCTACAAACAAAATCACAAGCCTAAGATGGTGTACTTGGAAGATATCCGGGTATTCCGTAAGCGTGAAGATTTGCCCGTTGAACTATTCAATCTTGACATCCTTGATGGTTCGCCTCCATGCTCATCATTCAGCACGGCAGGTAATCGGGAGAAAGATTGGGGCAAAGAAAAACAATTTCGGGAAGGTCAAGCAAAACAACGGCTTGATGATTTATTCTTTGAATACATAGCCCTTGTGAAGCGATTGCAGCCTAAGGTTGCAGTCGCTGAGAATGTCAGCGGACTACTCAAAGGAGCAGCTAAAGGATACGTGAAAGAGATACAAACGGCTTTCAATGATGCCGGATACGACCTCCAGGTATTCCTTTTCAATGCAGCATCAATGGGAGTTCCGCAGAAACGGCAACGTTCTTTTTTCATTGCTCGCCGATCTGATTTGAATCTTTCACCGCTCAAATGTAACTTTGATGATAAGCCTATAACCTTTGGGCAAGTGAGAAAAGAAGGCGATGGACAATACATGCAGCCAACACCTTACGATCACAATATATGGAAACATTATCGAGTCACTGACAGACAATATTCGGATACGAATATGCGATTGAAAAACAAGCCTTCATGCTTCAATGCAATATTCGTTACCGACGATGATGTGTGCAACACGATATGTTCAGCAAGTGGCAGCAAGATGACACTTCCTCAACAAAAACGATTTATGAGCATTCGTGAAATCAAATGCTGCGGGACGTTTCCGCAAGATTACGACTTTATGGATGCTAAACCTAAGTATGTAATCGGGATGTCAGTTCCCCCTGTAATGACCGCTCGTATCGCTGAACAGATTCAATGGCAATGGTTGGACAAACTGGAGGCGAACAATGCCGGGTAAACCATCTAAGTACAACGATGAAACAGTAACCCGTATCACGCAAGCATTGAGGGCTGGAAACACCCGCCGTGCTTCATGCTCTTATGCGGCTATTTCAGAAGATACTTTTGCTAACTGGTTGCGAGACAAGTCGGAATTTGCGGACGCTATAAAAAAGGCAGAAGCGGATGCCGAGGTTCGGAACGTTGCTATCATTCAAAAAGCAGCTGACACAACTTGGCAGGCGGCGGCGTGGTGGCTTGAGCGTAAGCACAAAGCCGACTGGTCATCAAGAATAGAGCAGACCGGCGCAGACGGTTTACCGGTAAAAGTAATTGTAGAGTACGCAGACAAACTTAATGGCTGATATAAGGCTGGTGCTTCCAAAGCCACACGAAGCCCAGCAGGTGATTTTAAGGGAAGCAAAGCGATTCAATGTTCTTGCCTGTGGTCGTAGGTTCGGCAAGACAACGCTTGGCGGTAACTTGCTTAGTGAACCAGTGCTAACCAACGGACTGCCGTGTGCTTGGTTTGCACCTACCTACAGGCTCCTAGAAGAGGCATACGCCGATCATAAGCGCATCTATGCTCCGGTTATCCGGCGAGCTGTGCAAACACCTGCGCCACGCATTGAACTAATAACCGGAGCGGCGATTGACTATTGGACGCTTGATGATCCGAGTACTGTAGCCCGTGGTCGAAAGTACATGCGGGTTATCATTGATGAAGCCGCCATGGCTAGGCACTTGGAACAAGCATGGACGGAGGCTATCCGCCCAACGCTTACAGACTACCGGGGAGATGCTTTCTTCCTGAGCACTCCGAAGGGTAGTAACTATTTCAAATCACTTCATGCTATGGCTGCTATAGATCCAGACTGGATGAGTTGGCAGATGCCGACTACCGCGAACCCGTGGATAGATGCAGCTGAAGTAGCCAAGGCTGGTGAATCTTTACCGAGCATCGCGTTTCGGCAAGAGTACTTAGCAGAGTTCGTTGATGCAGCTGGTGCCCGTATCAAGCGTGAATGGCTACGCTTTGGTGATGCCCCTGAAGGTTTGCCGGTGTACCTTGGTGTTGACCTTGCCATCAGTACCAAGGCAGAGGCAGACTATACAGCCGTGGTTGCTTTATCTCGTGGTGATGACGGGACTATTTATGTATTGGATGTCAACCGTACCCGTGCCGACTTTGCATCCGTGCTCAGGTTCATCGAGATGATGGCTGAAAAGTGGAAACCTACTATGATTGGCATCGAGCAGGTACAGTACCAAGCCGCTGTTGTACAAGAGCTCATGAGGCGTACTAAGTTACCGATACAGGGCATCAGACCCGACCGTGACAAAGTGACTCGCTTTGGACCATTAGAAGCCCGGTACGAGCAAGGGCAGGTTGTACACGCTGACGGGTTACCACCATACTGGCAGGATGAGCTGCTATCATTCCCAGTCGGCAGGCATGATGACGTTGTAGACGCAATGGCCTACGCTTGGCAGGTGTGCGGATCAAAGCGTTCTTGGGGAGCCGTCTAAAATATATTTTCTTATATGCTTCCAGTATATACACTAACGGTGTATATTATCTACATCAAGCAGGGAGATATAACAATGGAACTTATTACACGGTTGGTTGAGGCAGGCGGCAAGGAGTGGACTGGCGGAACGAATCACCGGGTTTACTTCAAGCCACAACATATTCTTGGTCTTGAAGTTGAATGCTACAAAACCGGCTCACTCCGTAACGTCACATTGAATGGAGAGCGAATCAGCAATAGTAAGGCTGGACGCATCATTAATGCATTTCTTTATGTAAATGTTATTACCGGCGAAGTAGTAACTACACTAGATGCTGAGTGGGCAAAGATGGCCCGTGAAATCATTGCAGCACTTTAAGCATAAAAACCTACAGGCCCCCGCAAGGGGGCTTTTTTGTTTCTGTGGGATACTAGGCGCATGGGTATATTTGATCGATTCTTCGGACGCAAAGCCGCAGCCAACCCGACACAAGCACTCCCGCTGCCACTCAGCCAGTCGCGGGACATCTACCTCACTGGTTATGGGTCTGGTCAGCTTCAAACCTTGCTACGTCGGGCTCTTCCCGGATCAACCAAAGATTGGTCACGTATAGCCGGTGACCTTGGGCTAAACGGAGTCGTAGCATCAGCCATTGATTGGTACGTTCGGAACTACCCACAGGCTACACCAAAGTACTATCGACCCGTAGACAGCCAGCAGGCAGAGCCGGTAGAAGACCATCCAGTTATCAAGCTCATGGCTCAACCAGACCCAATGATTATGGGGTCTCTATTTTGGGGCTGGGTCATTCAAGATTATAAATTGTTTGGCAACACGTACCTGAGAAAGATTCGATCTACGACCCGTGGTGTAGTCACGGCTTTACAGTTCTTGCCGCAGGACATGGTTAGACCGGTTGGTAATGGTACGAACCCGCTTACGCACTACATCTACACTACTGATGGCCGTTCTTTTGATATTCCCGTTTCTGACATCATTCACATAAGATATAACCGAGACCCGCAAGATATTCGCTTGGGTAGGTCTCCAGTCATGGCTGTGCTACGTGAGATTGCTACCGACAATACAGCCAGCACAACTGCTTATGGTTTGCTTGCTAACGGGGCTATGCCATCGCTTATCGTTGGTCCTGATGCCAAAGACCAGACCGTAGACATTAGCATCGATGATGCTCGGCAGGTGAAAAGACAGCTGCACGAAGACCTTACCGGGGACGGTAGTGGCGGCATCGTGGTTATGACCGGTGCGTATAAACTTGACCGTGTTAGCCTTACACCGTCCGAGCTTGCTTTGGATTCCGTTAGGCGTGTACCAGAAGAGCGCATCTGTTCTGCCCTTGGTATCAACCCAATGGTCTTGGGGCTTGGTTCAGGTCTCGAACGGTCTACATACAGTAATTATGAGCGCGCTCAGCAAGCGGCGTGGGAAGATGGCATGGTTCCTTTGCTCCGTACCCTTGCCGACGCAATCACTGCAGACCTGTTGCCAGAGTACCCAGAAACCCAAGAGGGTGACTTCATTCAGTACGACCTTGAAACCGTACGGGCGTTGGCTGATGACCTTGCTGCAGAAGCCGAACGAGCGGAGCGGTTGTACAAGGCTGGCATTATTGATCGTGCTGAAGCCAAGCGCATAGCCGGTCTTGAAGCCGTGCCGGAAGATGAAGGGCAGCTACACCCAACGGCAATCCCGGTACAAAGCGGCGGTGGCTTTGAAGGTGCAGCCGTTCGGTCTTACGATGTCAAGTTCAGACCAACTGAAGCAATGCGGACAGCGGCACAACGGGCGCTTGACTGGAAAGCCGAGGGCTTTGATGGCGGGACACGCATAGGGCTTGCAAGGGCTAACCAGATTGTCAACAATGAGAATCTATCCGATGACACGATACTTCGGATGTACTCTTTCTTTAGCCGTCATGAGGTAGACAAGAAAGCCGAGGGCTTCAACAGTGGTGAAAACGGCTTTCCTTCACCGGGGCGTGTTGCTTGGGATTTATGGGGTGGCGATGCAGGTTTCAGGTGGTCTACATCCAAACGTAACGCTATGCAACCTGACGGCAAAAGCCTTGATTGCTGCACTCCGGGGGTAGTGTACAAGTCTCACCCTTTTTACGGGTACGAGATGGAAAGCATCTCAAAAGAGTAAACAACGACAGTGCTCGAATCTATGCAGCCAGTCAAAAGTTTCGTAACGAACTTTTGGAGCGTGAAGGTGTAGCCATCAGCCGGATGCAACGGGCATACAGGGCAGCCACAAAGGCAAGCATTGATGAACTGGAAGCACTAGAGGGTCGTATCCAAGAACGGCTAGATAACGGTGAAGACCCGTCCGACACCATACTCTGGATGCGTCAACGCATCATCGACAACATTGAAGAGTTAGGAAAGAACCTCAAAAAGTTTAGCATCGAGGGGGCTACGATAACGGCTGATGGACAACTTGAATCAGCAGTCCTTGCGAATGAGGCAAGCGTCGGCATGGTTGAAGCGGCGGCAGGTCGTAAACC